CCCTTTATTATTAGTCATCTTTTGCAAGTTGTGCAAAGTACGATAACGTATCCGTTTCTTCTACTGATGAAGGAGCAGCAGGAACAGGTGCGGGTGTAGATTCTATATCTTCACCAAATGTTTCTGCGTCAACTGGTTTCGAGTAGTTGCCCTTTAAAGTACTCTCAAGTCTAAACTTAAGATCTTCATAGGACTTGAACTGATCATCAGCAGTGAATGCTGCTAGACTATGTTCTTCTTTCCAGAGTGCTTCCAATTCTTTGTCATTGAATCCACCTAATACAGATGTCTCTGCAAACTCAGACTTGTCATAGTTCCAGAATCCTGCGACTCTGGTAATCTTTAACTTAAAGTCTGCACCTTTCCAGAAATCAAATGGATTTACTGGTGTCTCATCTTCAAATGCGGGTTGCATTGATTCCATAATCTTATCAAAGATTTTCTTACCATATCTGTATAAGAATACCCTACCTTCGTTAGAAGGATTTGCACTATCTTTAACAACATAGATGTTGCTGTAATAGTTTAACTTACGCTTTTGTTTGCGTGCTTGATCTCTTTGTGGAGATCCCTCTGCTCCTGCGTTCCAAAGTTCTCTATTGAGATCAGAAACAGGATCTTTCTTACCTAAAGTTGTAAGGGAGTTTTCGATATACCATCCGCCAGGTCCTTGGAAGGCATGACTCCAAACTTGTGCCCATGGAAGGTCTTCTCCATCGGGTGCAGGAAGAAATCTGATTACAGCGTAACCGTTTCCTGCTTTGTCCACCTCTGGTTTCCAGAGACGCTCATCAGGACCTGCTTTGGTCTCTGACTTATTGAGATTTTCTGCTTTAGAAAGTAAGTCTTGAAAGTTAGACTTCTTGAGTGAAGCAAATGACATAGTATTCCTCGTATTTTTGTATTGTGAATATTACTGCAATGCAGCATTACTATTTATTATAGCAGAAGAGAAAGGATTTGACAAGTTGTTCTGCTCTCTCCTCTCCGAAGATACCCTTGAGGTATCCACCGACAGGATCCAATCTTGTCATGTATGTGTCAAAATCAGAGTATATTGTTGTGTCTTCTCCATCTGGTTGAACTGCTTCTACCATTCTTCTATATGCATCAAGATATTGTGCAAACTCTCCTACGTATTGATCTACCTCATCCATTTTACATTTACGCACAAAGATATTCTCTGAGAAGTGATTACCTTTCTCAAAGAATCTATAATCCTCTGTTGCTACTGGTAAATCTGGATGTGAGAACATGTAGTTCTCTGTAGGGTGCTGAAAATCAAATACTATGATTACCTTATATTCAGCAAATCCCATAAGATCCATGCCAAAACAGGGCAAATTACTGCCAGTCTTAGGATAGAGGATGTTGTTGTAAATGCTAGACTTTTCATTGTAAATTTCTACCTCACGTGCTTTCAAAAAATATTTATGACGATACTCTATTGCTTTTAGACTTGTGTTACGTTTTCCTTCCCACTCCATGCTAGTAGCATCAGGTTCCAAGTCAAAAGTATTGAACAATACCTTCTTATAATTTTGCCAAAGATTCATTTTATAAACTCTTTCTTTTCATAATCAAAGTTAGGATGTGGTGCTGCAGAAACTACTGGATTTTTAGTCTTGTTCTTAATAACAATAAATCTATCAGCAGCAAATGTCCCTGCTAAATTTACCTCAATCTCATCAGTATCTTTCCAGTTTATTTCACCCTTAAGATTCTTATGAAGCATTGCTTCTTGGATCTTGTCGATCACTTCCTGTGTCAGTTTCATTTTTTAAATACACCTAATTTTGTCAGCACATATAATGACAGTACTGTCCAAAAAATAATTTCTAATCCTAAGTTATTCATTAGTCTTCGTGGTCATCCCATTGGTCTGTTAGACCTTTGTTATTAAAGAATGCTCTGTATACTCCAAACCCAGTTATCAACACTAAAATTACTAAAAGTGATATTCCAAGAGTTTGATTTGGATCGGCATTATAATGCGGTATGAGAGCATTACATTTTGTCCATGTGCCAGGTAAAGTATAGACAGGTGGACATGATATGAAAATCATAAGTTATGCGGGACAGGTTGGTGGAGGAAGTTTTGGAAAACGCAATCGCTTTTTCCATCTCTCTATAAAGTCTTTTATCTTTTTATCCATTATATCATAAAAATTATTTTGTGCAAGGATTGTGTTCGTGTTGTAGTAATTTAGTAATTTTATTCATCTTATCATTATATCTTGTAACATATGGTTCTTGAAAGTAAGGTATATATGATTTCTTTGTAACTTTATATTGTAAATAAGTATAGTCAAACTGATACCTATAACATAAACGATTTGTAGTGTCACCCAATCGTCTATGTTGTACTATGCTATTATCAAAGATCAATAAATCATCATTATTTTCCCACCAGTAATCATAAGTATATGGGTTTAATCCTTTTCTTATTTCTGCTAATACTTTTTTCGCTTCTAGGTTAGACATACCTTTAATGCCTGTTACAGTATTAAAACTATAATGTAATCCTTTGATTCCTGCAGGACTCTCTATAACTAGAGGTATCTCTGTGTCTGGGTCAGGACACATGTTCTTATACATCAAGTTGTCTTGTGGTTCATTTAAACCAGGATTTATTCTGCCAGGCACAAAATTATGGATGAGAACCATCTCATCTAACTCACTACGAAAACTGTCACTTACACTGTAATAATATGGTGTAGTTACCATGAAACCTGTAGCACTGTTAGTCATATTCTCTGCACCTAACAACGCAACTGCGGGTGTAAATGCTATGTCACCACTCTCATTACTATGCCATAACAACTCACCATCAGCGAACATGCCTATGCGTTGTCCGTTGATCTTTTTACCACTTACTCTTAATGTATTACCTGTCTTTTGATTGCAACCACCAACACGTTGAAACTCTCGTATAATATCTTTCTCTTCATCTGGAACTTCTGTGCTTGCTATGATATGATCTATCTGTCCATTTGCCCATGGATATCTGGCAAACAAAGTCGCTGCATAATTCTGTCTGTCCTTACCCCATTTTTTTATGACTTGATGAAATGATCTACTATCTAATCCAGTAGACCTTATAATCATGACAAGTTTTTGCATGGACAACTTGCCAAGATCCATCCACTCAGTTCTTGTGAGATTTTTAAAATCTATGTCATCAACAAATACACCATAACCCTCAAGGTTAGGAATATTAGTTATGCGGATCATAATACCTTATCAACCACCCAGTCACAGAAATTAATACAACAACACCAACCAATACCCAAGTCATTCTGGTAACTCCTTCATCATTTTTCTAACATTTTCTTTCAGTTTATCATAGAACTGAGGACCTATCTCTTCCTTTGGCATACCTAACATAGCAGCAGCATTTTTTACTTGATCTACAAGTTTTTTTGCTTCTGGATCCTCAGACAATGTAACACGCATATACATTGTTTGTTGAATTTCAATCAGACGTAACATTTTTTGTAACTGTTCTTTTTTCTGATCTAGACTCAACATCAGACCCATTCTGTTGATGTCCATGTAAAGTTCTTGCATTTGGTGCAGTTCTTGTTGGACTACTTCTGATTGAAAAAATTTCATACGAATTGTTGTTTGATGATACTCTTATATTTACCTTTATCTATACTAATAAAGGGTTCGTATTTCAACACCCTATTACGGATGGGTTTCCATACTATTTCTTCTTTGATAATCTTGTCGAAGTTTTCAACATAGTTGAATATCTTGTTAAAGATTGCCAATGTTTCTATGCTTATTCTACCACCTAAATGTGCTTTTAGCAAGGGTGGGTGCATACCATCTATTATAAACAATTTATCAAACAAGTGCGAGTCTTCATGTAGTGTACTTACATCCTGTTTAAAATTATATGCGAGTGATTGTTTTCTTTTGAGATACTCTTGATAATTCTTTGCACCTTCTCTTACTAGTGTAGCAGGATAGACTTTATCTTCTACTATCATATTAGCTACAAAAAATTCGCGTAACTCGTCCTCCTTAAAAGTTCTCGAAAGTTTCACAAAAAAGAATTTATCTCTACGACTGTCAAATGACTGCTGTGATGCTTTAGCAGCGTTACCATATTTGAAATAGTCGAATGAGTCTGTAGTGAAATGAAGTTTCAGAGAGAGGTACATTTTATATACCTCTATTCCACTCATGATTTTTTCATATGTACTGAATGTTTGTAACCTGACAATTCATCCATTGTCCAAACAGAGTAAGTACCATCAGCAGCAAGTGCAAATAACTCATCAAAGTCTCTGATTGTTTTTCTACATGTTTTTCCATCCATGCAATCATTGTCTTCTGCATAATGACCATCTTTTAAACCAACAGCGTAGTAACCATTTTTACCTACTTGCTGTCCTGTAGTTTTGACTTGTATTTTTATAGGAGATTCGTTTGGTTTGCATACGAGTAGATCCCAACCTACACCTTGAGTATCAGGTGGTGGAAAACATACAATAAAACCTAATTTTGTATAATGTAAAACCGCATGAGCAACACCTAATTGTGTTTTTTGCTCCTTCGTATATCCTTCAAATATACCATGAAAAGGTGATTGGTTTGCATTTGTTTTTGCCATATATTAATAAGTAACTTTCTTTATTATAACGGATTAGTAGTCCGCTGTCAAGTCACAGTTTTAAAAATGCTTTAGATGTTCTCTTCATGTAGTTGAGTCTTTGTGCGTCATATTTTAACTTCTCTTTCAATGGTTTAGATATTAATTTACTGATGCCATCCATTTCTATGTTCTTATCTTCACAGAACTGAACAATTGCTTCAATGTAATTAAGATCACCTTCTTTGACAATATTCTCTATCTCCACTGAAAATTTTGCAGCGGTCATAAAATTCTTCTCAAAGATGTCTTCAACTTTACCAGTTGCCATTGTCTCTCCTATAGGCGTCGATATACTCTTTGAGTTTTCGAGCATACTTAATTGTGTCATAGATTTCAAAAATTTGCGGTTCGCCTGTCTCACAAGCGATAATTGTAACAAGTTTCTTGGGTATCAAACCAGTCAACTCTTGAAACATTATAGCATATGCTGTCTCCTGTGCAAAGTAGTCGTGTATCCATTCTTCACGTTTGTACTTTGTTGAGGTTTTGAAATCTATTATTGCTAATTCTCCTTTGTATTCTCCAATACAATCTACTCTTCCTGCCATTTTCAAGAGACTAGAAGACATTGATTCCTCTAGGGCATGTATATTATCAATACTATCTAGGTAGGGTTTAATCTGGTAAAATAACCCCATGGATAGTGGATCGTCACTATATTTACTAATTGATTTATTTTCTAGATATAATTCACATAACTTGTGGCATTTATTACCTCTGGTAGATGCACGTTTTGATATAGCATTTGCTTCTTCTTCACCAACTCTATTTCTCCACTCCATGATAGACTTCTTTTTAGAATGTCCTATCACAGTTGTAACAGAAGGATAGAAAGCATCGCCAACACGATACCTCCTACCCTCTTTAGTAGTTGTTGCTTTTAACTCTGGAAAGTTATGTATGTTTAAATGTTTAAATGCCAAGATTCAGTTTACTAATCAAATAGGATTTGACTAGACCAGATCTAACAATATCTTGAACATTGAATTCAACGCTTGCAAATTCATCCATATCATCAATAATCTTTTTAAAGTCCATGATACCTGTTTTCTCATGTGCTTTAGTCAAGTCAGTTTGTGCAGCGTCACCTGCAAATACAATCTTACTATTAACTCCTAGACGTGTAATAATAGAGTCAAGTTCGTGGAAGTTGAGGTTCTCTGATTCATCCACTAAGACTATACTGTTATCTATGGTAGTTCCACGAATGAAACTTGTAGACCAGAAACTAATAGTTTCTTGTGCTTTAAGATTGCCATAGAGCATATTAAATGATGCTTCATCGGGCATCTCAAACATATATCTTACCATATTTTTGTATGGAATCTGATATAAGTTAGCTTTGTCTTCATGATCGCCTGGTAGGAAACCAATTTCTCTGGTAGGAACCAAAGATCTTACGATGTATAGTTTTTCATATGGTGACTTAGGATCTAAGATCTCCTTAAGTGCAAGATATATGGTTATAAATGACTTACCAGTACCTGCAGCACCAAATAAGAATAAATTTTTCTTTTTGTCCCACGCATCAAACACCTTCTCTTGTGATGGTGTAAGAGGTTTAATATCTAATAAGTGTTCAGCTCCGATAGGTTTACGTCTCATTTGTCTTGTAGATAATCCAACCATTGTAGGTTGTTTCTTGCTTTTAACTGGCATTAAATTTTCTCGAATTTAGCGTAAGGGTGGTGTTTCTTGACGTTATTTAAACGATCTTTGAAACCTTGAGGAAGTTTGTTTTGATAGTCACCAACTTCACTGACTGCAGATGCTACACCTGCCATCCAGTCTTTATCCCATTCGGGATTATCCTCTTTCCACTGTTCATATGCAGAAATGGTGAGATTGAGTTGTTTGGTCTCACCTGTCTTTAAATGTTTGACATCGTATTGTGGCATTATCTGTACTCCCAGTTTAATGCTTTACTACAGACAGGAAACTGATGTTTAAAGATCTGCCGTACCTCGTGTACTAAGTCCATATGTTCTTTTTGTGTTCCGTGTGCACTTCTTAAATCTATATAGTGAATCCATGACCGAACACTACCCGTCATGTATAGTCTGGTCGGTGTTGCTAACGGGAGAACAAATCTCGCACATTCCTTCGCAATACCCGAAGCGAGGAGTTCATTGTATAAGTCCATCGCTTCAACAAAATGTTCAGCAATCTTGTATTCGAGATCTGCTTTTTTGTTTTTCGGTACATCGTCTATACTGTTTTGTCTATTCTTAGTGTCCTGATGTCGGAGGTCAAACATAGGGATCTCCTCTGCTAACAAATTAGTGTCAGCATATCTTTGACTAAACTCTTGAAATGTAAAACTACGATGTCGTAGTATCTGAGCAGCAAGACCTCTAGTAGTCTCGATCTCAAGTGTCATATGTGCTTGTTCAAAGACCGACCAGTGACCGTGCTTTATGCAATAACCCAATAAACCATCCACGGTTGGATTGTTTTGATTCTTTGGATTGCTCACTCTCGCCACGTAACCCATAGTCTTTTCTGCGTCTGGTGTTACTGTTACTAATTTTACTTTCATTTTTAATCATTTTAGCATACCATGCTTCTTGCTTGGTATACCAATCAGGGTGTTCTTTAGCTCGTTTTATTAATTTTTTTGCTGCTTTTTTGTCTTTCATGGTGGGTTCTAAATCCTATCCACTCGTTTATTACTGCCTGTGACCCAACTGGATACTGATTCCAAAAGAGCAAAAAGGAACGCATACACTCGGTTTCCCGATTTTGCCCATTGGCAATGCGTTCGTACTCTCTTAAGTGAGTCAATAGGTCTGTTTCATTATTTATTTGTATGATCATATAAGGCATCAAATAGTTCGTCGGCAAGATCGTCTAGATCTGTAGTTTTAGATTCAAAGTTAAAGTCTGACCTTTTCTTAGCGAAGAGATCAGTTGCTTTTTTTGAGATATGATTTGGTATCGAATTGATTGGGATTGACTGATCCTCCTGTATATCCGATTGATTTAAGTCTTTTTCCGATTTTGTCATAGTAACAATCAAAAATATTTACCTTAGTTCCCATTACGATGTCATAATGATCTTCATAATGTTCAGAACCTTTTTTCATGTCAAGATAATGAACCACATATGAGTTAGTAGGTAGTTTTTTATTTTGTGTTTGCTCCTTAGTAGCATTGACGTTAAGAACAGTAAGAGAATACTTATCTTTTACCTGTCCCATCTCATCATTACTTTCCCAGATCATCCTCTGTTACCCCACACAATTGCAGGAAATGCTTCAGATACTGCCTGTTTAGTAATTCTATACTTAGATTGTAATTCTTTATTACAAGCTAATACAAGCATTTCTGCTTCATCTTTATGAAGACCCTCTAACAATTGCACAAACAGCTGTTCACGTCTCATGCTCTTGAGAGAACTATCTCCACCTTTGAAAAACCTGTATAGTCCACGATACTCACTATCTAAACGAGTATGCTCTGTTCCTGCAGGAGCATCATTAGGTCTAAAAGGAACTTCACCTTCTGGTAGAAGGAATTTTAATGATTCATCAAAATTGATAATCAATATAGAACGGAGACCATTATTATTATATTCTTGTAATAGGTCTACTTTCTCTTTTTTAGTTTTAGCAGAAGATACTTTTTGAAGTATTTCTGTTACTAGTGCATCACTTGGTAATTTTTTTGCCATTTCAAGTCACAGTTTCGTATATTATATCATTCATCGTCGTCTTCGTCAAGTAGGTCTTCATGATCCATGAACCTAACCGCTAACAGTTCTTCGTTCACATATGATCCGTTCCCATTCAAAAACTCTGGATGAAGATTATTCATTTGTCGTTTTAGGGTATTTTGATCTACAGTGGTTCTGTATATCCACCCAATTACTCCTCCTAGTATCAAGGTAATTACCATTGCTACAGCTGAGAAGAAAAGTATTACATTAGTTTCCATTTGTCTCCCGATGAATGTCTATTCTAACACGCACCGAACGATTTAAAAAACTGAAGGTGCGATCTAACCAACTTGGTTTCTCTAACCTCCTTGCCCTTGGCAACATAACTTCTATACCCCTATTTAGAGTATAATCTTGAACGCTTTCTTTTGCCTTTATCTTTTTTGTATCGCTCTGCATCATTTAGTATTCCATGTAAGTAATTACGAATTTTCCTAGCTTCTGGTTTAGACCAGTTAGGATATGCTTCTTTCATCTCAGGATGACCTCCTTCAATCAAAAGATCGAGATCAGCTAACGTTATTCTTATATTTTTAGTAGTTCCACAATCGAGGAAATCAACTATATCACTTTTCGTTAAATTATTCTCTACCAGATAGTCGTACATCTTGAATGTATGCTTATGTGCAAACATTGCATCATTGACAACTTTTTCGATAATGTCAATGAGTACGTCTTCTTTGTCCATTAGATCATGTTATGTTCTCGGAGGTATTTAACAGTTTCTGTACATCCACCCATTTTTTGTCCGTTAATCGTAACTTGAGGGAAAGTCGCATTTCCTCCAAATTCTTCAGAAAACTCGAATCTATTAAAATCCTCGTCTAGTTTGTACTCTACAAACTTAAAATTGCCCAATTCTAAGATTTTGATAATCCTCTCGCAAAATGGGCAACCTTCTCTTGAATATATGGTGAAATTCATACTAGTCCATTTTCTTCATCCGACTTTTTATTTAGTTCTTCCTGTTCTTTTTTATTACGTTTTTTTAATTCTCTGTTACTCCAGATACCAACTGCAATAATACTGAGATATGCAAGTGTGTCATCCAACATAACAAGGAAGAAAATGGTAGATCCACCAAATCTGATCCATTCTGGAAATGGTCGTATTAATCTGCCACCCCATTTACGGAATGTGCCTTCAAATTTGAAATAAAGGATAATAAGTGCTGTAATCACAAATTCTGAATATGGCACTACAAAGTAGCAAGACAGAAATATGAAAAGTGGCCAATAATGCCTTTCATCAACCTTTTCAGAACTTTGAAATATTTGTCAAGTAGTCGTTTAATCATAAAAACCTATGGGGCAAAAAATTACCCGAATTTTTTTTCCGACTTTCTGGGGACCAAAAAGTCGAATCTCCTGAGAGGATTATAGTATATTATTTCCGATGTGTCAACAGTTCTTGTTAAGATCCTCTGCCATGTTACCACCTATCTCTGCTCCTTGATTACCGCTAAACATCGCAGCCCAACCAGCAGCAACCCAACCAATGTAAGGAATACCAGAAAGACTAGGAGCAGCACTAGCACCAATAGAAGTGCCGACCAGTCTGCCTGTACCTTCTGCTGATCCGATTGCTTTAATACAGGCTTCGCTTTTTCGTGCAGCAGTTATGTCTGAAGCTTCTTGTTGTGTCAAACCTGGTTTACCATCTAACCACGATCTATGATTAGATACTGCACCACCTTGGTTGATTGAACCATCCATGAAGTACTCTTCAGTAACCTGAGTTGTCTCTGTTGCTAATCCTAAGAAACCACCCTTCTCTTTAATATCTTTAGTAATGAATGCTGTCTTCGGATCATTTGCACTGTAACTGATCTTATATCCATTCTCATCTGCTGACACCACGTATGAGGTGTAAGGTCCTACAGGTATGTCTAGGTTAGGTAACTTACTATCCTTTCTGTTGGCAATCATGCCAATCATACCAATATGAGAGAGACCAAGCACTCCACCCAGACCTAGGGCAAACCACTTGGTTAAATTTATTTTCTTCTTTGGTTTTGGTTTGACTTCTGTGCCAAACATCGCTTCATCCTGATCCATCATGTTAGCAATTACTAACAGTATATATACTACCAATCATCTTCTGAGTCCAGAGACTGCTGATATTCCATATTATTCTTACAATATGCGTGAACATCCATCTCCATTTTCTGATGAGCACGAGTGTGAATTACTTGTATTAGTCCTAGTGATCCCACAAGACACAGGTTTATAACTGTTAGTGGGTGAGTAAGATATTTCATCCCATAAAAAAAAGACCCCTACTATGTAGAGGTCTTGAGTTAGTCAACTGTGACTTAGAAAGTGAACTTAACTCCTGCTTTTGCAGAGAAGTCAATGTCATCAGATGCTGTTGTTACACCAGAGATCTCTCCGTAGAACTTATCGTAAGATCCACCAAGGTATCCGATTAACTCAACGTCACCGAACTCGTCAGCAGCTTCTGTGTGAGTCACTGTAGGACCACCAGATACATACCAACCGATTCCACTAGGAGTTTCTCCTTCGTATCCAACAACGGCTTCTAGTCCACCAGATGTATATGTTCCATCAGGATATGAACCTGTTGCTTCCAAATTAACGTATGGACCAGCAAAAGCTGCACCAGCGAATAGGAATGGAGATGCTGCTACTGCAGCGATTTTTTGGTTAATAGTCATTTTTTTTAAAGTATCTCGCAAAGAAAAATCCCTTGCGGATGATAGCACCCCCGACATGGGGTACTTTTGCATACGCAGGGGCACGATCTTTCGATCCCTTTGTTATGATAGTATTTATTATAACATTCTCTTTGGGATTGGTCAACCCTTAGTGGACAGTTTTGGACTCGTCACAAACTGTAGCCCAATCAGCATCAAATAATTCTAGTCCTTTATCTGTAAGGATGTGCTTGTACATACCATCAAATACTTTAGGTGGTATCGTACATACGTTAGCACCATACTCAAATGCTCTACCCACATCTCTTACGTTGCGGATGGATGCAGCAAGTATCTCTGTGTATACATTCTGTCTAGTGTATACGTTGGCAATGTCCTTGATCAGACATAGACCACCGAATGAGTTGTCATCTACTCTACCTACGAATGGTGAGACATACTTTGCACCTGCCTTAGCAGATAGTATTGCCTGTGATGGTGAGAAGATAAGCGTAACGTTTACGTTAACTGCAGGTGATAATTGTTTGCACACCCATAGACCCTCTGGTGTACAGGGTACTTTGATCGTTGCATTCTTACCAAACTTATTAGCAAGTCTTCTACCTTCAGCAAGCATGATCTCATCATTGCCTACTACTTCCATGGATACATCTGTGATGCCCATGTCTATTAGTTCTTGATAAACATCCTCTGGATCTCTACCACTTTTTCGTATGAGGGTGGGGTTGGTTGTGACCCCATCAATTAAACCAGTTTCAAATGCAGAACGTATTACATTTACCTCTGCGGAATCAATAAAAATTTTCATTAGTTAGTCGTCATATACTAAACACTCTGGTTCATCAGGGTGCATGTCACAGAATAATTCTAGTGCGTTTGGATCGTGATGATCTCCTG